CCTATTACACAGCCTTTGTCAAATTTGGCCGACACCTAGTGGGAGTTAGATGCGTCAACACTGCCAGCTTCACTGACTGGTTATTGAAGAATAATAAAAAGATAGACTATTGGTGCAAGGAAACACTGTATCTAGAATGGCTACACGAGTATATGAAAAAAGAAGCAGTTCAAGATGCACTGGAGCGAGCGCTGAAAGAAATGCAGGACTACGCGGATTCCGAACCCAAGCTACAGAATAATTTTAACAACTATTTTCGTCTGGGATCGGCTAATCGCATTGTGCATCATATATCAAATGGTCGTATCAGTCCGTGGATTGTTTATAATTGTGACAGTGGTGTTGACTTCATCAGTTCACTCAATGAGGAGCAGATTGCGATCATAATGCCCTGGATTGATCCAGACCATTGGCAGCGCAAGTTCAAAGATTATCTAGCTGATACTGAATGGGTCAAGTCATTGCTGACAGCAGCCGCACTATGAAAACTGTGAGTATATCGCCAAAATCACTGAGCAGTGCTTCCGGCTGGACTGCGTCAAGTCTGGGAATTGAAATGAGCCGTTGGTGCAAGGAACAGGGCTTGCTGACTGGCCGAGATTTTGAGTGGGCATATCATCCCGAAGATTATACAGTTAATTTTACCTTTTACGGTGAGGCAGAAAAGTTTGCCTCACTGTTTGCATTAAAGTGGAATAATTATCAATGATCGAGATAGACTTTCTTGGCGGTCTGCACGGAAATTTTTTATGTTATGCTATCAATTCACTGAATCCGAATATTAGACACATTCGGCCGTTTACTAAATTTGGAACTAGTCATGGACCTTATACTAAAACTATAGCAGAGTGTGATCATTACACACATTATAGGAAGCCATTTAAAACAAGAAATGTTATATCAATAGTCTGCGACGATGACGACTGCCTATTGGTATCTTTGTTATGTTACGGACGCTCTGGCGATTTTAATTTTGATTTAAAAAACTTTAATGTAAACTTTTATGATCAAGTCAAAGGCACACCTTTCGAAGACTCAATATATCTAATAGATGCCGCATACGGAACAAACTGTAAAATAGATAATTCCATACATCGAGGAATATTACGAGAATATTTTAAATTTAATTTTTTAGATTATACTCAAAATAATCTTATTTCAAAAGTTTACGATCAAAAATATGATTTTGAAGTTTTCAAATTTGATTTAAAAAACTTTTACGACTTTGATAAATTTATATATAGTCTGACAAAAATTGTAGAGTATTTTAATATTGAATATTCTATAGATGTAGAATGGTACAAAGAAATATGGTCAGAGTTTATTGGACATATAAAACAGCTGAGCGAGGTTGACATTGCTATGGCAACTTTGGATGCCATAAAATTAAAACAGTTTAAAACTATAGATTTTAATCTGCTTCAAGAATCTTGGCTCAACGCACGATTGGAACTTATATATAATAAAGAGATGCCATTCATGCAAGATCAGTACTTTTCTAATACATTAGAAATAATAGAATATTTAAAACAATGAAATTCAAATCAGACATTGACATAGATTTTGCCAACAGAGATCAAATACTGTCACTGTTGCCTCACACCACTGCCAGCATTATTCGTGATGGTAAGTTGACCAAACACAATACTGGAGTTTATTTTACAGGTATTCCACAAGATCCGTTCACTGCACAAGCCAGCCTGGACTATAATACAGCAGAAGATTTGGGCTATGTAAAGCTGGATTTCTTAAATGTGAATCTCTATAATCAAGTCCGAGACGAAGCACATTTGATAGAACTGATGTCACGAGAGCCAGACTGGGCCAAACTCTACGAGCGTGAATTTTGTGAGAAGATAATACACATTGGCAATCACTACGATACTTTGATCAAAATGCCTCAGGCAGTGAACAGTATTCCCAGGATGGCCATGTTTTTATCAGTTATCAGACCTGCCAAACGGTACTTGATTGGTTTGCCCTGGGCCGAAGTTGCTGAGACTGTTTGGGAGAAACCCGCGGACGACAGTTATTATTTCAAAAAAAGCCATTCAATAAGTTACAGCCACTTGGTAGTGGTGCATATGAATTTGTTAGACGACTCGCCTAACTAAGGTAATACTACGGCGCTTACTGCGCTTCTGTGCTGATTCTTTCAAGCTCAGCGCAGGGCCATATTTCAGTTCTACATCCTTGCTGTTGAAGGTTTTCAGCGTGGGCCTGAACTGATTCCAATCTGCTTTGAGAAAAATGTTAATGGGCACCATCCTGTTGCTTTCCCACCACCATGTTTCCCCCAGTTCTAAATACAACAGCTTTTGTGGCTCTGTCTTTAGTACCGCATAATCATATATGCTGGTGATAACATCGTCGATATTTTGTATCACCCCAATATACTCGTTGCCTCCGTAGGTAAGATAGCTGAGAAAAGGGTATTGGTCTAATAGTTTTTGGTAATCCACTTGATATTTATAACCAAAAATTTTCAAGGTTTTGAATATGGTATTGTGCTAAATACTTGATGCAACAGATAAATTCTTACATCTACGATAATTCCGTATTGGTGCAATACGATGTAGATCCCGAGATCATGCAAAGGAACCGAGTAGTGTACACAAACACCTTACAAATTTACAAAGGGATAGATAATATCCTTAAGATCAAGGTACAAAACGCCGATCAGAAGCCAGTTAATATCACGGGTTTCAATTTGACTTTTAACATGGTGGAAGACTATGTTTTTGCCAATGCAACCACGGTACTGAGTACCAATGTGACCATAGTAAATGCCAATGCAGGACTGGGATCTGTGACTATTTCCAGCTTGAACATGGTTCAATTGACTGCGGAACAGTACAATTACAATGTAAAAATAAACAATGGCACTGCCAACATTGCAGCCTATGTGGACGATAACTACGGCGCCGCGGGACAAATAATGGTAAGTTCTGCAGCCTATCCAGTTGCGGAACCTGTGGCACTGGATCTGGGCACTATTAATGACAGCACAGACAGTGCTATCTACGATTTTGGGAATATATAATGAGTAAAACAGTACAATTGAAACGCGGCAATACTGCACAAAATTCAACCTACACTGGTGCACAGGGCGAAGTCACCGTTAACACCACTAACTATACATTGGTAGTGCATGATGGCGCAAGGCAAGGTGGATACCCACTGCCCAATTACAGCAATACCAATGTGGCCGCATACCTAATCACATCAACAGGTAATATCAGTGCTGGCAATATCACCGCCAACTCCATATCAGTTACCAGCGTGGTACAATTCGCTAATTTGACCACCACACAAATAAATGCAATAACTCCAATATCTAGAGGAATGACGGTGTTCAATTTTACAACCGGAAACATACAGGTATATAATGGCACAAAGTGGGCCAACATAACGTTGTCTTAAAAGGAGCTCCGATCAAAACGGACATACCTACTGGATGCACCAAACTGTAACTTTAAATAAATAACATATAAACAGGATTCAGATATGGCATCATATACAATAGTTACCGCAACAGCAGCCAATGTGGCCGGGAACACCAACACAATTAACAGCACCAAAGTTAAGGTGGTAGCAAACGCAGCCTGTGTTTACGCTATCAACGCACCAGCAACATTGACCGCCAATGTGGGCGCATTGATTCCCGCAAACTTTCCCACATATATAAACATGACTGGCATTGGTAACAGAATTTCAGTCCTACCAGTTTCGGGTGTCAATACTGCCATCACAGTAACAGAATGCGGTACTGTTTATCAGAGCGCACTAAACCAAAACAGCACAATATTTGAGAATACCTGATTTTGAAATCATATGATTTATATATCAGACTATAACACCTAATTAGTTGATTTCAACCAATCGTTAGTATATACTAACAGAATGTTTAATGCTGTTCAGGATTATACCCTAAGTATACTGCCATCTAAGCGACGCCGAAGCCAAGCTGGCTGGCTGAGTTTCAATGCAGTCTGCTGCCATCATAATGGCGACAGCGCAGACACCAGAGGGCGTGGCGGGTGTATCACTAATCCGGATGGTGGAGTCAGTTACCATTGTTTTAATTGTCAATTCAAAACCAGTTATCAACCTGGCCGACCATTAAGTTTTAAATTTCGTAAATTACTAAATTGGCTGGGTGCGGATCCAACAGAAGTTAAGAGATTGGTGATTGAAGCAATTCGAATCAAAGAATTAATTCGACCTGAAGATATCCGAGAGCCCGCGGAAGAAATAGTATTTGAAGCCAGAGCATTGCCACAGGAAGCACAGAGCTTTTTGGCCCTGGCTGAATTTTATAAACTGGCAGAGTATCAAAGCACACCAAAATTGTTTACTGATGCGGTACACTACTCACTGGATAGAAAAATTGATACTATCAAGTACGATTTATATTGGACTCCGGAAATAGAGCACAAACTAAATCATAGAGTTATTGTGCCTTTTGTCTACAAAGGTGCTACAGTGGGATACACTGCCAGAGCCACAGTGGATGGTATTAAACCCAAATACCACAGTAATCATCCGGCCAACTTTGTGTTCAACATGGATCATCAATTGCCCACGAGTAAGTTTGTGTTGGTAGTAGAAGGGCCGTTTGATGCCATGAGCGTGGACGGAGTCAGTGTACAGACCAATGAAATCAGTGAACAACAGGCAGAAATTATTGAAGGTTTAGGTCGAGAAGTGATATATGTACCGGACTTTGACCAGCACTTAAATAAACAAGGCCGACCAGTGTGGCCCGGACTGGCAGCAGTTGAGCAGGCCATTGAATATGGATGGTCTGTGTCGTTCCCAGTCTGGCGTGAGACTTGCAAAGATGTCAACGCAGCAGTGATTAAATATGGTAAACTATTTGTGATCAAGGCCATACTTGAAGGCAAAGAATCAAATAGTTTGAAAATTAAATTGATAGCAGGTAAGATATAATATATGAGTAAAGAATACACCACCGACCTACAACGGCTATTTTTGGAAATGATGGTCCAAAAATCTGAAAGCTATGTACGGGTCCAGAACATTTATAATCCAGAGAACTTTGATCGTAGCATACGCAGTGCGGCTAAATTTATCAAAGAGCATGTGGATGAACACAAAGCCATGCCCACTGCTGAACAGATTTTAGCTGTGACCACCGTGGCATTAAAGCCGCTGCCAGATTTAACTGACAGCCATTACGATTGGTTCATGGGAGAGTTTGAAGGCTTTACTAAAAAGCAAGAACTGGAACGGGCCATACTAAAATGTGCAGACATGTTGGAGAAGGGCGAGTATGATCCAGTGGAAAAGATCATCAAGGATGCAGTGCAGATCAGTTTGACCAAAGACATGGGCACTGAATACTTTGAAGATCCCAGAGCTCGGCTGATGAAAATCAAAAGCAACAACGGACAAGTGAGTACAGGTTGGCCGACCATGGATCAAAGATTGTTTGGTGGTATGAATCGAGGCGAACTCAATATCTTTGCTGGTGGATCGGGATCGGGCAAGAGTTTGTTCATGCAGAACATTGCCATTAACTGGGTCACTCAAGGACTCAATGGTGTGTTTTTAAGTTTAGAACTCAGTGAAGAACTGTGTGCTATGCGTATGGACAGTATGGTGGCAAATGTCAGCACCAAAGAAGTGTTTAGAGATTTGGACAATGTTGAACTCAAAGTCAAAATGGCAGGCAAGAAGAGCGGTAGTCTCCGTATCAAGTACATGCCTGCACAGAGCAATGTGAATCAAATTCGTGCATATTTGAAAGAACTGGAAGTGCAGACAGGCAGAAAAACAGACTTTATCATGGTGGACTACTTGGACTTGGTCATGCCAGTCAGCGCCAAAGTTAGTCCCAATGATTTGTTTGTCAAAGACAAGTATGTGAGTGAAGAATTGCGCAATTTGGCCAAAGAGTTTAATATCTTGATGATAACTGCCAGTCAGTTAAATCGCAGTGCAGTGGAAGAAGTTGAATTTGATCACAGCCACATCAGTGGTGGTATCAGTAAGATCAATACTGCGGACAATGTTTTTGGTATCTTTACCAGTCGTGCAATGCGGGAACGGGGACGCTATCAGATTCAGTTGATGAAAACTCGAAGCAGCAGTGGTGTCGGCATGAAAGTTGACCTTGACTTTAATCTAGAAAGTTTAAGAATTACAGATCCCGGAGAAGATGCACAGGGCACGCCGGGATTTTTAAAGCCACAGACCACCAGTATCATGGCCAGTATCAAAGCCAAAAGCAGTGTAGATGGTGATGGCGGCAGTGCAGCCAATCAAGGTTGGAAGAAACCCGAAGGTGGCACTCATGTGTGGGATAAACCTTTAGTGCGAGCGGACAGTGAAGCACAGAACAGCAAACTCAAAGCAATGTTGGCAGGCCTGAAGAAAGTAGATTAAAGTGAGTAACGAATTTTGTAGATATTTGAGCAACGGGTATTCATTTTTTAGAAAACCTTCAGGCAAGATACAAGTCACACCTTGTTGTTTATTCAAGGACGGGATACCATTAGATGAAAATTTAGAAAAAAATAGAAAGAAAATTTTTAACTCAATTAATACATGGACCACAAATTGTGACGCTTGCAAAAAAATGGAGGATGCTGGTATTCCCAGCTTAAGATTGTCGTCATTTGATAAAATACCAAAAGATAGTGTTTCAAATTCAATGGTGACCATGGATGTTAGATTTGATATTCATTGTAATGCTGCTTGTGTTATATGCGACTTCAGGTCAAGTACTTTATGGCAAAAAGAATATAATAAACAAAATACCACTGTTTTAAAAATTAACTCTTATCTGGCAGATGTCAATGATAACATTGAAAAAATTATAAACTTTGTAAGTTTTGAAAACTTACAATACATTAAATTTTTCGGAGGGGAACCGCTACTCACTGACACTCATATTCGAATATTAGAAAAAATTCCAAATCCAAAAAATGTCACTCTACAGTATACGACCAATGGTTCCATTTACCCATCGGACCAGGTAATAGAACTATGGAGTAAGTTTAAACTAGTGTTATTTTATGTGTCAATTGATGGCATAGGTGAAAAATTTGACTATATTAGATGGCCGCTTAAATGGAATAAAGTTTCAAATAATCTAATTAGATTTAGGAAAGAAGCACCGAATAACATATTATTTAGAATAGAACACACTGTAAATTTTTTAAATGCATATTATTATGATGAAGTTGAATCATGGGTAGACAATTTTTTGCCCGACAACAGATTAGGGGATGCAACTGAAATTACCATCCACTCATGCTTTGCCATATGGCAGCTGTCTAATATTTCTGAGGAAGTTGTTGATTTAATAGTAGACAAATATGGCCATGATCACAAAATAGTCAATTTAATAAACCAGTATCAAATAAATCAACCAACAGACCAATGGAAGCAATTTGTAGAAAAATGGGATACTGTCAGGAATAATTCATGGGAACATGTTTTTCCCGATATGGTGAAATATTTTAAATGAATAAAGCAATAATACAGTTAATTGAACACAGTATTCTGTCAGTGATCAATTGTGGCTAGATTCATTGGCAAGTATTGATTAACTATTTTAATAAATACATTTAATCTGGAGCAGTATTTTGCAGAAAAAAACCCGTAGTCTATTAGAAGAATTAGACACCCTTCGTCTACACAAAGATCGCGAAAATCTAGTAGAATCACGAGCCAACCATGTGATTACCGGGGCCATTAATCTCATACAGTTTATACGCGAAAACTATGACGCTGCTCAAGCAGAAGAATTAGAGCGTAGATTGCTCAACAGTATTCGTGCCCAAGACAGCAGCAAGTTCAGCCGCGGTGTCAAGAGGTTAAAAAATGAAGATAAATGATATAATCTCCGAAGCCGGCATATTGGGTAGTATAGGGCGAGGATTGGCAGGAGCTGCCACTGGTGCAGTGCGTATGTTAGACAAAGCTGGTGGCGGTGACGGTACGAATGTTGGAACCGTAGCGCAGCGAGCAGCCTACACTAATAAAATAAAGCAAACTCAAAATGCCAAAGCTAGAGCCAACGCTAACCTGCCCGCCGCAGCGTTTGCAGAATTTAATAACGCATTAAAACAAAACAACATAAATCTTCAAAATCCTCAATCATTTGATCCAGCAAGTATTACCAATTATCTTAAAAGTTTCGCTGAAAATTATTTTGCCGTGGGTGACGAATATCACAACAAAAATCAACAAGAAGCAATTGAAGCTGGAGTACGGCAAGAATTGAATCAAATGCCGTTGCCCAGAACCATTAATAACATATCAGTGCAAGATTATTTAGAAAAAGCAAACACAGAAAGAACTTCGATTATCAACCAAGTTGATAAAATGATGGTCTCTCAAAAAACATCAAGTCCATCAGATCGCATGCAGGCAGCGATGGCAAATCAGCCTGATGCGGTTTTAAAGAATGCGTTGGATCTCTTTCTTAAAGAAAAAAATCCAAACCCCGAAGTGCGGGCAGCGATAACGGAGATTGAGGCTGAATTAGTGCGCCGCGGCTTCAGTCGTAACCAGCAACCTGCGCCTGCACCGGCCGCATCACAACAACCCGCCGCTGCGCTGCCAGCTGATGTTACAGTAGTTAGTTCTAGTCCCATAGTATTGAGATATCGCAACCAAGATTTTGCACTAACTGACTCTGACCGCTGGGTAAGATTTGGATCAAACAAACTTGCATCTCCAGAGATGGAAGCCTACTTAACCCGTCAGTTAGAAAAACTATGAAGCTATACGAAATTAAAAATGTAGTAACGCCAAGCTGGCTACTATGTGAAGCCGCAGAAGGTAAGAATGTTCATCTTGAGCATGTAGAAGATCTTGTGTACAATGAAGGTTACCTTGGCGCACAAAAAGCATTGAACTACATGGAAGGTGTTCGCCGCATGTTTGCACAAGGCGAAGGTGATCCAGCCAAAGTAACAGTCAAATGGGACGGCGCACCTGCTATTATCTGCGGCACAGACCCTGCAGATGGTAAATTCTTTGTGGGCACTAAATCTGTATTCTCCAAAAATGAACCTAAACTTTGCAAAAGTCTCAAAGACATTCGTAAGTTTTACGGCGAGCAAGAAGGATTAGCGACAAAATTGGCCGTGGCTTTAAAGTATCTGAGTAAATTGGGCATCGGTAATGTTCTGCAAGGAGACCTGATGTTCACCGCAGAAGAATTGACCACTGCTACCATCGGAGGACAGGAATGTTACATATTCACTCCCAATACTATTACAATGCGGTTCCAGTGGGCAGCAAATTAGGCGATAGAATTGCTGCTGCAAAGATAGGCATAATATTTCACACAGCCTACTCGGGTAGCACAGTGGCAGACATGCAGGCCAGCTTTGGAGCCAGTGTAGATGGACTAACATCAACCAACAGTGTTTGGTTTGATGATGCTTTTTACAAAGACATGACGGGCCGGGCCAGTTTGACGCCCGCTGAAGACGCTAAAATTAAAAATACACTGTTGTCGGCGGCCACTACCTTTAGAAAAATTGACGAAAAAGACTTCAATAGAATTATTTTTACTGGGCGAACTACCAAAGCTGGTGACGAAGAATACACAGAGTTTGCCAACTATATCAAACCATTCATCAACAACATGGTGCGTGGCGGCGAACAAGTGGGCGATCCCACTGCATTTTTAAAGAACTTTTTAACCTACTACAACGGCAAGCAAGAAGCTGAAATTGCCAAGCTAAAAGGTGGCCCGGACAGTGCCGCGGCACAGGCCCGCATACAGAAGATCAAAGAAAAAGAAAAGTTCATGGCTGATAATAGCAACACATTATTGGGTATCTTGGCCATTTACAAACGCATCATTGAAGCCAAAGTAATGTTGCTGCAAAAAATGCAACAAGTTGAAAATATCGGCACTTTTATCAAGACTGACGACGGTTATAGAGTAACTGCACCCGAGGGATTTGTGGCCATTGGGCACGACGGTGGTGCAGTCAAACTAGTGGACCGAATTGAGTTTAGTCGTCAGAATTTTGCTGCAACAAAATCCTGGAAAAAATAAGCTCAACCGCACTTATTTTTAGTTTTGGTATAAATAATTACATGCGTTAATTCGCAGATTTTACAAAAGGAAAAATAAAATGGCAGTATTTACAAGAACAAATGGTAATGCACAAAACGTAGTTAGCGTTGGAAACATTGCACTAAGCACAGAAGCCGCAAGCGCAAACGTATTGATTAGCACAGGTATTGGTAAGCCAGTGCAAGCATTTGCTGTTAACAGCAATGTTAGCATGACTACACAATTCGGTACTGGTGAAGGCGTAGAAACAATTCTACGAGCCATCGGTCTAACTACAACATTGCTAGCATACCAAGTTGGTACAGCTAACAACGGCGCAGTTTCCAATGGTTTGTTGAGCGTACTGATTGAAGAAGCCAATGTGACCGCTGCTGAACTACAAACTAGTATCCGCGCAGCCACAGACAGCACTTACAATACCACAGGTGTTGTAGTTACACAACCAGGCCTACGCCTAGCTGAGTAATTTTAGCTTAGTCTAAAACAAAAAGGCACTTTCGCAGTGCCTTTTTTGTTGGCTATAAATATCTGCATGAGTCCTCTTATTACCTGCATGACCCTGATAGATATTACTGAAACTGGTGTAATTAAAGGAGCTGGTCAAGGCCGAGATCAACAGCGTAATTGGGAAACTGTGCTGCAATTGTTGGGTCTTAAGACGCAGCCGTTAATAATAAAATCTCCAGTTTGTTTCATCAATGAGAACTTAGAGTATTTTGAGTTCGGCGAGTTCTATCAAGGCAGTCACAGTGTATGGGCATTTCAGTTCAGAGGGGAGCGAGACGACTTTTACACTATGGATCAGCTTGAACAAGACTTTGA